CAGGCAACCCACCTCTTTGGACACTCGACGCAAGGTAGCGTCGTCAAACACTGGGTCATTGGTCAAGACCACAAGGCTGCTTTCACACGCATACAGCAAGCCGCTCGTGCCGATTGGGCTAAGTGCGACGATGTTGTCACCAACCTGACCAAACTTGACTGCCGTGCTACCAGCTTGGGCTTCACTTGTATTGCCGGAGTTAGGTGTCCAGTCAAAAGGATTGTTGATCTTGCTGATGAACCAGTTGTTCAACTGCGAACCAACACGAGCCAAGGCGATCCTCGTACCGAACTGAGTAATCAGCTGTGCTTTGTTACCTTCAGTTGAAGTGTTGTTTAGGGTCGTATCGAACACAGTGCGTGACGCGCCGATCCAAGCCGAAATGACACCAGTGCCGTCATCCAAGGACATGTCCACTTTGACGTACCGTTGGCCATCAGTCATGTAGACAAAATCGTTTACGGCGTCAGGTGGGGTAGAAGATGTCTTTTCGTTCTCAAAATCCTTTGGCCCGACGTGACGGAAGTGAGCCATCTCAACCCGCCTGGTGGACGGGAAAATGGCAGCCTTATTGTCAAAGCTTGCACCTACGCCAAAATCAAACACGCCATCTGGCAAAAGCTCTGCGCTTACAGCAGCGTTGCTAAAGTTAGACCCCAGAGCACCGCTCTGGTCGTATACAATCCCAGCGCCGCTACCGTTTGCCAAGATGTTGCCGCCAATGTCAACAGTGCCGTCGTATGTGTTTTGGGCGACAAGCTTGAGCTGTTTAGGCTGGCCGGACAGGTCTGTGGCGAACACCTTGCCGTTGGCGACATAGATCAGCCGTCGTTTGCGCACCGCAGTGCTGCCTTTACCGACAATAGACTCAACAGAAATAGCGCCCTGGATGCCGCCTGCTGCCCCGGCATCGCCGATCAATCGGAATGGCGGTCGCGTACCCAAACGCTTCCGGTTGTCGAAAGAGTCAAATGGGAACAGGTTCAAACACTCTTTGGTCAGGTTCGGTACTGAGGTACGGAACGGAAGAGAATCCGAAAAGCCGTCAAACGGGATGGGAACTTTTGAGTATGGCATTACCTAGTTCTCACAAAGAATCCAGTACCACCTGAATTGCCAACTGGAGTGCCACCTGAAAGGTTTTTGCGAACTACGCAAGCAACACCTTTGATGTTTGGCTTGCCTTGACCTATATCAGTTGGAATGAATACGTCAAACACAATTTGCCACACAAAGAACTTACTATTGTTCACTGGGTTGGGCAGATTGTTGGCTCCTTGTGCAACACCGAGTGTCCCGAAGATCAACTCGAAAGCTTTGACAACTTCCTGACGAGCAAGCACTCTCCCGTCAAGAGCCCCGGAGTCGCTGAGGCTGTAAGGAGTGAAGCTGGGGCTGGTCGTTACAAGAGATCGGACAACTGTGCTCTTGTCGTCAATAACCAAACGACCGGCAGCAGTTTGTGCGATGGCGGAAGATGAACCATTTGGATGGATCATCGGCGGTCCGAACCGGTCAGACTCGACGTTCAAAGGTCCGCAGAAAATTTTAGGAGACGGGTTGCTTGTGCCAAACTGAACAACAAAAGCCGCTCCAGCCCCAGCACCCAAATCTGGTCCATCGACCTTGCGTAGAATAATTGGCTTGTTGTTGTCGCTATTTGTTGGTGCGGTCAGGAGCATCACGTGCCCCATAGTGTGCGGAGTGCTGTTCTCTTGGTCAGGGTTGTACACGTTACGACCAGGAGACTCTGTCCTAATTGCGTAGTAAGGAAACGAGTGGAAAGCCTGCCCCGAAGAAGAAGCACCGGTATGGCTGGGACCTTGCCCGGATTTCAACAGGTGGGTTCTGGGCACAGATGCACTGGCATTTAGTT